CTAAAGTGCCGTTAGGATCAAAGTATTGATCATTAGCAACGTCTATAGTGTAACCTTCTTGTATTGCTAAATAAGTATAATGTAAATTACCGTTTGATAACATTAATTCAGCTAAAGGATCATAACCGTATGGTTCTGCTAGCCTATGAGCTGCACCAATATTAAACGATAAGTTTTTATGTTTTCTATATCTATATCTTTCCGATGCTTCAAAATATTCTACATCTGCAAAACCATCTTGTAAATATTCAAACTTTAAAGCAAAAAAGTTTATACAAACATCTTCGTCACAACCGTCATCAGAGCTCCAACGTATAAAATGATGTTGATCCATGTAGTCAACACCTTCTTGTCTTTTGTAATCTACTTCAAATAAATATTCTAAACCTCTAACTTTACCAACTGTAGCAGCATCACTATAATTGGCTTCTGTACCGTCGTAAAAAGTTTGTGCTTTGTTTTCGTAACCAAACCTAGCTATTTTACGAAGACCAACTGTAAAGTTGTAATCGTAAGGTGTAGATATAGTTGTAGTTGATAGCTTATTATCAACTGAAAATACTTTTACATCAGATAATGATGTACCACCATTAATAGCAGCATAAAATGTAGAAAACTTTAATAGTTTTTTAACATCTAGCTCTTGTGCACAACAACTTTTTGGTGCTGAACAAGCTGCTAAAACAACCATTAATAATATTATAAATTTTTTCACCACGATACTTTTTGTTTATAATTACTTGTTTTTTTATAATTTTACCTTTTTCTACCTCTTCTAGTTCTACCTCTGGTTTTAGTTTTTTTATTATCTTCTTTTAATTGTTTTTTAACAGCTTCAACTTCTTTGTTTTCAATACCAACATCCCACTTACTCCAACCTAAAGCTACAGCTACTCTTTGCCACCATTGATTTTCAGCGTCTAATGCTGCATTAATATTTTCAACTTTTCTAAATAATCTAGCTACAGGTATATTAGTTGCGCCTTCTACTAGCTGAGCATAAGCTCTCCACATAGGATTATTGATATCAAACGTGTCCATTTTATCTATTACTTTTTTATTAAACTCCATAGTTCTTTCAAAACTATCTAGTTTTCTAAGTTTAATACCTATTGGTGGTGACAACTGCATAACTTCATCGCTTATAACACCTAATTTTTTACCCCAGCCTTTTTCTTGCTCTTGACCATATTTTATAACGGCATTTTTTAAAACAGATATTATAGCACCACCAACACCACTACCTCTTAATAAAGTGTCTATTGTACCGTTAATAATTCTATCTTTTTTAGTATCAAAAAACTTTTTTGTTTTCTCGTCTTCTTCATCATCTTCACTAAACAACATTGCAAATAAAGCGTTTTGTAAAGCACTAAATATTACATTTTGTACAGCTGCATAATATATTATTCTTGATATATTAGACATGTCACTTCTTACTTGACTATCATAAGGTGGTGTTTTTCTTCTATTAATTAAATCTAATCCAGACTTTTTAATTAATCTAGCATACTGCGAAGGCGTGTTTTGAAAAGCTAATATTAATCTACCAAGTACAGATGCTTGTTGTTGTGATAATTTATCTGGTCTAGCGGACTGTTGAGTTTCTTCAGATATACCTTGAAAATCAGTAAATGCTTTTGACTCTGCTTCTGTTTGTGATAAACCTTGTTTTAAATAAGTATTAACTCTGTTTCTATAATAACTGGCACCACCAAGAGCAATAGCAAAACTATCAGCAATTTGCGTAGGTAAAAATCCTATACTTAGTAAATGATTAGTTGCGGCTCTAACTTTACCAGTAATAGTATTAGCCTTACCAACTTTTGTTGCTATTTCATTAGCATCTAATCTAAACTCACCACCAGCTCTTCTTTGTTTTAATACGTCAGAATTAAATATCATACTAAAGTCTTTCCAAAACTGCTTTTGATCAGCAAATCTAGCAGCTGCTTTAAATATATTATTATCACCAAAGTTTATAAAGTTAATAGTAGATAAAGTCTGTAACACAGCTGATCTAGCATTAAAGAACATTGTAGCACCAATAGATCCGTTTAAGTAATCTAAAAAGTTATTTACCATTTTATTCTTACTAGCACGTCTATTGTTACCTGTTTTTGTTCTAGCAAGCATATCTTCTAATGCTTCTCTAAAATTTAAACCAAAAGCAGCTTCTATTTTATTCAAGTTAGCTTCATCAAATATAATATCAGCATTTTGAATAAACTCTGCAAAAAACTTACCTCTACCAACTCTACCTGTAGCATCTGCTAAATCTTGTTTTATACTACTAGCTTCCCAATGTTCACCTGGCTCTACATAGCCTTCGTCTAATCTTGATATTAAACCTATTGTATCTGCAAAAGATTTTAATTTAGGATCTGCATTAACTAAATCTGTTAGCTCTTTTATATCTGTTTTAGACATACCTGGTATATCAAAACCATTTTTATTCCATAAATAAACTCTTATAGCATCTTCGTAATAATAATCACCATTAGGTATTTTTTTTGTAAGCTTTTTACGAACATCAGGCATTTGTTTAACAAGATTTTTATAATCATTAGCTATTGCTTGTTTAGCAGCTGTTAATTCTTGATATGCTCTATCTAACGGTTTAATTAGTGCTTTTTCAAAAAAGTCTCTATGCTTATTACCTTTTTCACCTTTACCAATGAAGTTGTATAATAACCCAACAAAATCTTCATGTGATGGTGGTATAAAAAATCTAAATCTACCTTTACCTTTACCACGTTTTCTAGCTTTTGCTTGTGAATATCTTTTGTTAGAGTCAATACCAGTTATATCTTGTAGTATGTCGTTAAAATCATTACTCATTGTTTGGCTAAAGTTTAACTTTGCTTGTTGTACTTTAGACTTAACATCCATTTGGTCTAACACGTTTTTAACAGCTTGTACGTTTTGTAACGCATCATCTGCAAAATAAAAATCATTATAACCTTCACCTACTTTATCAGCTATCCAAAGAGCTTTGGCTTCACTAGTACTATTACCTAAACCAGTAATATTTTTTAAAGGTATATTTAAGCCATTAGCTTTTAAAAAGTCAAATATAGGTTTTTGAGCAGCAGGTGGTCTAGCTGTTAATACAAACATGTTTTCTGGGCCAAACTTCTTTTGTAGTTTTAATGCTTTGTTAAATAGCGGTGCTAATTTACCTTTTACAACTCTATTAAAATCTGAAAAGTCAAATACATAACCTTGATCTTGTAAATCTTGATAAGTACTAGCAAACTGTTCAGCGTTTAAAGTACCTGTTGTACCATCTGGTGCCGTATATTTAACCAAAGACTCTGTTGTTGCTAGCGTATCGTCAAAGTCTAATACTGTAATACCTCTGCTTTCATTAACTGTTCTTGAATTAAAAGTAGCTCTACTTATTGTTTTATTTTTACTAACATCATTTTTTAAAACAGGTATACCGTATATTTGACTAAAGTTTTTACCATCTAAACCAACTATAGTTGTAGGGTCTATATTTATATTTCCTTTAAAATATCTATCTAGCCACGAGTCAGTTATTATACTCCAGTTAGGACCCATGCTTGTAGTTCTACCAGCATTTTTTATACTAGTTTTATCAACAAAATTATCTAAAGCTACAAGTTTATAATTATCCATTACAAGCTCATATGAAGTTTCAAAAGTAAAATTTGGATCTAATATAGACTCTAATAAATAAAGATAAGATTGACTAGCTGGCATAGCATGTTCCCACTCATATTTTTTACCTTTATAACCTTTTGGTTTTGGAGACCAACCAACAAACTCAGCTCCTAATCTATGTGGATGTTCTGTTATTAAGCTAACAGTACTAAAATAACTACCCCATATCCTAGCATTTTCTCTATTATCTTTAATTGATTCATTAACTCTTTGCCAAAGTTGACGATGCATACTAGCATTAACCTCATTAAACTCTTTTATCCTACCATCTCTGTTTGCTTTTTCAAACTCTTTAGCAGAGTTACCAAAAACATCACCATATCTTTGTGGTTTAAATTTTGCAGCTTTACCAGTAAAAGGAGCTCCGTATTTTAAATCTTTTTTAGATAATAATTCATTTCTTTTCTTTGTATAATACTGGTCAATAGTCATTTTTTTACCATTAACAACTATTTGTTTGTCACGGTTTACTCCTAAAACTCTACTACTAGGTCTTAATATTCTTTTAGTAATATAACCTTTTGGAAGAGATGATATTAAAACATTTTCAACATCCTCATAAAACTGATTAACACTAGCTTCACTATCAAATTTATATTTACCTTTTTTAATAAAATCTTTTAATAAAGAATTAACGTTTCTAACATCACCTTCAAAATTAGGACTAATATTAACTTCTAACAACTGCTCTGTTTTAATTCTTCTAGTCTCGCTAAATGCAACTTTACTTTGTGCAGCTGTAACGCTAGCTACTTGTATTTTAGGCGCTCTACCTTTTTCTAATACTCTTTGCGCAGCTGATAATGAAGCTTGTTGAGACATAACTACAGCAGCACCTTTAACAAACTGACCAGATTTTACTTTACCACTTCTAGGTATAGACTGCTCGCCAATACCTAAATCGCTTTGAAACTGTTCAGCAGCTTTTGTTAACTGTTCATCTGTAAGATTTTTAAACTCTGGTTTTAACTCCCATAAAGCCACTTGTGATGTTTTACCTTGTGACCTAGCTCTTTTACCGTTTGGATTAAACTTTTTGTTATAAAAGTATTCTAATATTAAATTAGGCATACCTATAGCTCTACCATAAACTTCTCTTTGTACATCTATGTTTTCACCTAGTTTATTTACATCAGCATCTTTTTCAGTTACATTTGTTTCAGGCAATATTCTAATAAAGTTTTTAGCAGCGTTAATAGGCTTAAAAAAGTCTTGTATTTTTTTAGCTTCTGATCTTACCGGTATACCTGTTTGACCAGCTTTTAATTGTGCTTTTGATAATTCTTTACCGTTGTTATCAACAAAAGTATCTTCTGTTGTTATATTATCTTGTGCATTAGATATTTTATTTGCAGGTATGTCAAATATTATATTACCAATATCACCATCGTTATTATCTATAACCTCTCTAAACGTGTCTCCTTCTTTTACTTTAACAGTGTTTATAATATCATTTTGTTTACTAGATATTTTACCTATTTGTAAAACATTTACTTTGGTAATATTTTCAGCACCTTCTGCTAAAACTTCATCTAAATCAGTGGTATCGTCAAGTTCTTTATTAAGATTATTTAGTTCTTCATCTATTTGCTTTTGAGTAAGATTAGGAACTATAGTAGGATTATCTCTAAAAGCATCAAGCATCCTATAACGTATTCTACCGTTTATATAGCCATACAAAGTACCTCTACCATCAAAACCACTAACATCGCTTCTACCAGTTCTAGATGGTGTATATAATCTAGCTATAATTTCTGCTTGTAATTCTCTTCTGCTTTCAGGATCTGCTTTTAAACTAGGTCTAGCTGCAAAATAATTACTTATTTGTGCCATAACCATGCCTGGTATTTCGTTAGCTAAAACAGGTGAGCTTGGATTATACGTTGGCGCTTCTTGTATTTTCTTTAAATTTTCTTTTGATCTTGTTTCTGAAAATGCAGGAGCTTTTTTACTTGTTTCTTTAGCTTCTTCTTTAGCTTGTTTTATAAGCGGATTTTCTTTTATAGCTCGTAAGTCTTCATTGTTTATAGTACCATCTTTAATTTTTTTAGCAATATTAACTAAAAAATTAATAGCATCTGGTTCACCTTTAAAATCAACAGGTGCGCCATTATTAGCTTCAATACCTCTGTTAAGTAAAAAACCAAATAAACCACCAGCGTTACCTCGTTTTAAATTAATTTTTTCTCCTGCAACTTCTTCAAGAAAAGTCATTACAATTTCATCAGGCCTAGCTTCTTCGCCTACTTTAAATGCTACTCTATTATAAGCTTCTTTATTATTTTTTTGTAAATAATCTATAATTGCATTTGATAAATCTGTGTAAGAATCTGGATTAGCACCTAAAGTTTTTATAAAAGTATCATGTCCACCTTCATGTGTTTTTATTTCTAATCTATCGTCTTTGGCAGCGTTTTCAACAACTTGTAAAGCAACGTTATTAACAGGTCTACCAACTAAGCCTTCAAAGTTTAAATTTATAGTAGCTCCGTGATTACCGTTTTTTAAACCTTGTTTATAAGCATCAGCTTGTTCTTTTAATTGTTGTATTTGATTTGAGTAATCTACGTTATTTTTTTCGCCTAGTTTTTCTAACTGCTGTATTCTTTTATTTGTAACTTCATCTATAAAATCATTAGCTTCATTTACAGTTTCAAACAACTCAACATTAGAGCCAGCACTATTGTTTTTACCGTGATCTTTTCTAATTTTTTCAGAGTTATATATTATTCTAGCTTCATTAAATATTTGATCTTCACTCGCATTTTTTACGCCTCTAGCTTCTAAATCAGCTTCAGCTTGCTCAAAAATTCTTTCTGATTCTTGTTTATTATCTTGATTAGCTAAAAAAGCAGCAAATGGACTACCAAAAGTTTTTTCATTTCTAAAAAAATCCATTTGTTTAGTTATATAATCAAATTTATTTTTTAACTCTTGTTTTCTTTGTGCTTTTTCTTGTCTAGTTAAAGCAGTATTATTTTCTATTTTTCGAGCTTCGTTTTGAATATTAGCTCTTTGTTGTGCAGCGCTAAAGTAATGAAACAAAGCTTCTTGGCTAATATTTTTAACTCTATTATTTGCTTTTTTAAAGCTTTCTTGATTTTGTTTAAATAGCTCTTCTGCACGCGCTTCATTGTCTTTTATTTGTTGGTTTATTCTATCTTGCTCTGGTTTAGATTTTAATGCTAAATTAGATCTTAATATATTGTTTTTTCTTTGCAAGTTAACCATTTCATTAACACGTTTTCTAACTTGCACCATTTCTGGTTTACTATTTAAACTAGCAACATACATGCCTTTAGCAAAAGGTATTGAGCTAAGAGTAGTACCAAACATAAGACCAGAAAACATAGCGTGATTTAAGTTTTCGTTAAACGGTCTACCATCTATTAAGTTTTGTGTAATCTGTGTTGCTCCTTCACCAATAGGCTCTGAAAGAGCACCATAACCAAACCTACCTATATTACCTCTAAAATATTCACCTGTAGATAAAAAGAAAGCATCATCAGCAAGGTAACCAGCTTTAGCGGCTCTAATTAAAGGTAGTGTTGTTAATCTTTCAAACACTAATTCAGAAGCACCATAACCAAGAGCATTAAAATATCTAGCTGCATCAGATAATCTTCTACCACCTGGTGTTCTTTCTTCTTCAACTAAATTAGCATATTGTTCACCAAAAGCACTAACACCTATCATAGCAGATCCACCAGGCATAGCCAAAGCAATAAATATTGGTATTTGATTAGATAATTCTTGAGCAGCAAAAGAAAAGAAATTACCTACAGAACTAAAAGCATCGTCAAACTCAACGTCTTTACTGTAAGAATCTCTTGTTTTCTGTATAGCTGCTTTAACTTTTAAAGTTTCTGTAGCAAGCTCTTCGTTTTTTCCTGTTAAAAGAGTATTTATACCATAAGGTATATTAATAGCAAATTGTTCTACAAGACCTAATGAAGTTTCTACCAAAAACTCTTCTAAGCCATTATAGTTTCTTCTAGCTATATCTTGCGCTCGTTCATTATCTTCTAGCTCAGCAGCTCTTTTTTGTATATCTTTTTGTAGTTTTATAATAACTTCTCTTTTACCGTTTAAAGAATTACCTAGCTCTTTATATTTTTTAACAATTCTAGCTGGAATAACTCTACCGTCTTCTAACTGCATTAGATCTTCGTCTTCAAGATATTTGAACTCATAGTTAGAATCTTTAATTTTATTATCTAGGTTTTCGTATTCTGTTCTTTCTTTACCAAATTGTAATTCGTGAACATAATGATCTACTTTTTCTATATCTAAACTAATATCTTTACTAAATTCATAAGACGCTAATTCATACAACTCTTTTGTAGATATCATGAAGTTACCAACTTTTTCAAAATTATCTTCACCTTCTATTAAATCTGTTAAAACTTTATCTTGTATACCATCAATAATTAATTGTTTAGCTTTTTCTTGTATTTCTTTTTTAGTAGGCTCTCTATCTTCACCTCTAAACTCAAGTTGAGCTTTTAAAATTTTAGCAGCTTGATTAAGTTCTTCTTGATATAATTGAATTGTTTTTTTATAAGTACTAGAAGATTCTATAATAGGTGTTTCAACATCAAAATTTAAAAATATTTGATCTAAATCTAACTCTTTATTATTATCATCAAAAAATAATTCTTGAACTTGTTTATATACAATTTCATCTCTTTGAGCGTTTATTTTTTCAAAAACCTCTCGTCTTTTTACTTTATTTTTATTAAGCTCTACGTTTGTTTCTACTGTTGAATGTTTTGTAACAAAATCACTTAATATTTTTAAAGACTCTTCTCTTCCTTGTTTTGTAGTTCTTATAAATGCAGCGGCTCTTGCTCCTGGTTCACCAAAATCGGCGTATTTTTGTTTTAACTCTTGTAACTCTGATTCGCTATAATATGAGTCATACAAGCTTTGGAAACCAGCATCAAAACCTACATCAAAAACAGCTTTGTTTTTACCATCTTTAGTGCTTATTTCTACAGCATTAAAACTTCTATCTGTTTTAAATACTTGTTTAAAATTAAATTGATTGCCATAAAAATTACGTAAGTCATCTACAACATCTTCTTCATCTTGATCAAAAAACTTATAAGTACCGTCTTTGTTTTTACCTTTAACTTCAACAATACCACCTAAAGTTGTATAGTTTTGAGAAGACATAATATCAGGTACTGATACTGAAGGCGCATACTGTGATTCAAATGTATTAAAATCACCAGAATATAGATCGTTATCAACAATAGCCTGATGCACTTTCATTTTATAATTTTTGTCTGATAATTTTTGTTCAAACTCATTATAATTTATAGATAATAAATCTTGCTGAACTAAAGCATCATATAGTTTTTGCGTACTCATATTATTTATCTAATAGTTTTTTTGGAATTTTAATGCCTATTTCACTTGTTGGTATTCCTCTTGAATTAAAATAATCTTTTATTGTTTTAAAAATTCCAGCATTTGGTAATGGTGTAACTTTTTGATCAATACCCTCGCCTTCAACATCAACTTCTACATAACCTAAACCAGGAATATAACTAACATAATTATTAAATATAGTTACGTATTCATCTATTATACCGCCTGCTTTTTCAGCTTTATCTGCTAAAGCTTGTAAATCGTCTTGCTTTTTTATTAACGCAAATCTTTGAATTTTTTCACTCTGCTCTCTAAGCTCTTCTCCTTCTTTACTAATTATAAGTTTAAAAGGAATCTCTTTATCTTTTAATACTCCTTTATCACTACTACTACTATCTTGTTTTGGCTCAACATAAAATAAATTGTCTTCAGTAGCCATTTTTTCAGCAGCATTAGTTAATCTATTAGCAATAATATTTCTACTATTTTCTAAATCAAAAGCATCATTATTTGTATTTAATATAGCATCAATAATTAAGTCTTTTGTATTTGGATCTTTGTAAAGATCAAGTACGTTTTGTATGGTTATATCATCATTATCATCTGCATTAGCTATTTTATTTAAAACTTCAATTGTAAGTGTAGAATCTTTCATTAATAAAGATTTTATATCATTACCATAAAACTTATTATCTTTCATTTGGTTCGCAAAGCCTCTTTTTGTATCTGCAATATCTTGTAAAACTACATACTCAAAACCATCTTTATTAAAAGTTTTTTTATTTGTTTTTTTGTCTAATTTTATATACTTAACAAGATTTTGTGTTTCATTAAAAAAAGTATTTTCTAGTTTTATGTTTTTTAAATCTTTTGCAAACAATTTTATATCATCGTAAGTATAATTTAAACCGTTTATTTCATATATTTTTTTACCATCTTCGTACTTTAATATATAATCATGCTCTAAATAAGCGTTAAAAGTAGTTATATCTAAATTATCTGATAATAAATTATCTTCTTTTAGCTTTGCAAGATTTTTTCTTAATTCTGTTTCTTCAGTAGAACTATTAGCTAATTTTTGTAAATTGTTTAATGCTTTTTGTTTTTGTATATTACCTTCATCATTATTCATATAAACACCCTGCATGTACGATTGTTTATACTCTTGCGCTTGTTTAGTGGCAATAGCAAAATGCTGATCACTTAAAGTACCATCATCAGCTAAAACTTGAGCGATAGTATTATCTATAGCGTCTTCAGCTTTTTGTCTTCTTTCATTTTCTTGTTTTAATATACCTGTTCCTAACTCAGCTATTTTACTCAACGCTGTTTGATCAGCAGGCATTTTACTCAACCCTATAGCTGCAGCACCTTTTATTAACGCTTCGTTTGGACTATAACTTAAACCTTTTGCCATAATTTTAATCTTCTATTTTTAAAGCTTCAACGCCAACGCCAGCTAAACTACCAAACGCTGCCATTTGATTTTCACGAGCTTGTTGTCTAGCTAAATTAGCGGATGCTAATCTTTGCTGTGACATACCTAGCATTGTGCCTGTTTTTTGATATTCTAACGCTCTTGAAGCTTCTTCACCTTGCAGCCTCATTTGTTGAGCTTGAGCAGCACCAGCCATTTGTGTTTGCAACGCTTGTTGTTCCATAGCTCTAGCTTGTTGTGCACCTTGAGCAGCTAATCTTTGGTTTTGCGACTCTTGCATACCAATAGAAGCACTAGCTCTTTGAGCTTGTAACTGACCTTGATTAGCCATAGCTTGTGCTAAACCAGCTATGCCACTACCACCCGCAGCGCCTTGTAAGTTTTGCATTATATTAGCTTGTTGTTGTTGTGCCATTTGTTTTTCAAACTGAGCTTGTTGTTGATTAACAGTTAAGTCTTCATAAACATTTTCAAATTCAGTTTCTATATTTTCGTATGGATTTCTAACGTTAGCGTATATATTACTAGTATCAAGATCCCTATACTCTCGCATCATTTTTCTGTTTTCTGCTTCAGCTGCTTTTTGCTCTCTTATTCTATCGCCTCTACCCATGAAGCTTGATACAGTTTGACCTATAGCTCCAGCTGCACCTATAGCTAAGCCAACTGCTGGTAATATTTTAAATGGTGATTTACTCATATTCTTTTATTTTATATTTATAGTTACACTTTTTACCACTTATTTACTACTTTCATGTACTTCGATGCCAGTAGCAAACAGTTCTGCTTTATCAGTTGAATTATTTCTATACTCTACAGAAGCATAGTAACCTAGCATGTTAGCCATATTTGCTTTGTTATCTTTACTGAACATTATAAAGCTTTGAGGTCCTAATTGTGCAAAATACTGATTAAATAGATTTTGATCCATGTTAGCAAATATGTCTGTAAAAATAAATTGCTCGCCAGTATTACGCTGAATACGACGATATCTTATTTCTTCAACAGGACCTATTAAAATTATATCTGCTTGATCATTTGTTAAATGAGGTGTTGTTGTACCACCGCCATCATCTGGCCAACTTCTAGCTGGCCCAACTGGTGTTGGGTTAGAAAAATAAACTAAATCGCCACGTTGTACGGAAACGTTTATTTCTCTTTCAAATGTTAATCTTATTGTTACCATATTTATTATTTTTAAGCTAGTACATCACTTGTTCCAGAAGCACCTTCTAAAACTTCTATTAAAACTGTTTTTTCATCACTAGTGTTTGTGCCATCACTCATTGTAAATGTAAATAAATCACTACCAGTAAAATTGTTGTTAGGCGTATATAAAAAAGAGTCTGAGCTAGTAACATAAGATGATAATGCTCCGTGGCTAGGTGGCCTAACAACACTACCTGTTTTACTAGAAGCGTTAGTGTCATCGTCAAACCTTATCATATTTATCAATATAGCTGTATTTTTAGCAGTAACAACGCTTTGATCGTAAGCGTTTGGTTTTACAGAAATTATTTTGCTCATGTCTAAGTTGTAAGTTGTGCTGTTTTTATCAAACTTTTTAACAGAAATAGTACATGTTAAGTCTACATCGTTTGCATCACCGTTACCAGTATTACCACTTCCAACTTGTGATATAACACCTTTGACTATAGACCTATCACTGTCAAAAGTTACTTCTGTTTGCTCTGGTATATCAACAGACCTATCAAAAACAACAGTAGTTTTACCAGACTTATCTTTTTCAAAATCTACCGTTGAAATTGAAACATCATTTTGCTCTGTAAAAGTTAAAACAGTATTTGGTTTTATAATTATTTTGTCTTCTAATATAACGTCTTGACCGCATCTACTAACTCTATTAACAAAAGTATTTACATTTTGTCCAGTTACTTCCATACCGCTCTTTATATCGTTTGTATTATCTAATCTAAACCTATTCGTAGATTTAAATTTACACGCATCAAAATCAATAATATTTTTATCATCGTCTAAACTAAAAATCACAAACTTATCATGTGTTATTGTCCAGCTAGCTGTAGACCCTGGAACTATATTTGTTTTTATTAAAGTACCACCTTCAGCTGTTGTTTCTGTTCTTGTGCTACTTGCAACAAAATAATATGTATTAGCAGGACCTGTTTGTCCGTCTCTATAGTTTATAGCTTTTATAGTGCTAGATTTTATAATATTATTATCATAATCAGTGTTTTTAACGTATATATTACCAGCAGAATAACTAGTATATTTTACAGCTATAGATAAAGTTAAATCTGAATAGTTTTGTAGTTTTGTTGTTTTGTAAAAAGCAGCGTCTGTTTTACTAACATCTGTACTAGTAAATGTTAATGCAGAAATACTAGAATCTGAGGTATCTTTTCCAAAAGTTAGTGTAACATCTGCTTGTTGTATCAATGTAAAAGTATATGGTAAAATATTATCACTTACGCTAGCTATGTTGTAGTTAATAAAAGTAGTGTCCGCACTAGGATTTATTGTAACTGTATAAACTTCATTTGTTGTTTTACCAATAGATCCTTTAACAGATTTTATTGAAGGAAACTCTTGAACTAAAGTGTAAATTCCACTATTACCTATAGTTACGTTTTTAATTTCTTTTTTTAATACACTACAACCTGAACTATCAGTTATAGTTATAGAAAACATAGCATTTGGACTACCTGATATTTTTATAGGTAAATTTTGTCCACTAGCGTTTATACCTTGGTAAAGCTTAGCATCAATATTATTTATAGAAATACCTCTAATAATTTTTTGGCTACTAGAATATGACGTATTAGCAACTAAACCTCTATTAATAGCTCTTTGTCTAACATTATTAGGACTTCTTGATATACGATCTTGAAAACTATATTCTGCCATTTTTTAATTTTTTATTATTAACACGCGCCTGAAGAAATTTGTGAACAACTACAAGCACATTTGCTAGCAAGTGGAGTACAATATGGATCTTGAGCGCAAGTAAGACCATTTGGACCTATACAATTACCAGCAGTGCTAAACGGTATTGGGAAAATTCCATTTACACAACCAGCCCAACTAGTCGTACCACCATTACCACCGCCTGGATTAGTATTACAACCGTTAACTCCAGCGACAGCAAAAGGACCAAAAGTTTCATAACAACCTTTATCATCAACTAACTCTACAAAATAATAAGTTGGTTGACCAGTACCAAAACCATCAACAGGATTACCATAACCACCTAGTAAACCATCCCAGTATATTTGCATTCCATCTTCAGCTTGATTAGGCGTACCTAATCCTGAAGTTAAAAATCCAGAAGCAAAATCTGTTGTTGTTGCGTTTGGAGATGTAGGTGCAGTATTAAGATTACTTCCTCCCCAAACTGTTATTTGGTTATTACCAAAAGAATTATTGTTAGCGTGAGGCACTACTGATAAACCATTAGGCTCAGCTCTTAACAATTTCACTGTATAATTAGTAGGAGTAGGTGAGCTGTAAAGTTTTTCAAAATACATTCTCATATAACCGTTGTCACAATTAGCATTAGTAGCATTGATTATTTCAGGTTGAGGACTTTGCCAAACACTGTATGGACCACCCCAAGAACCTGTACAATACTCAGGAAGTTCAGGTAATAATTCACAAGGCGATTGATTATTAGCTACAGCAGTATTACAATCAGCTAATGCAGTAGGACCTGTAAATTGACCAGTACCAGGCGCAACTGGAGTACAGCTAAAAGATGGTGGCGAACCTGCTTCATCAAAACCTCCTGTTAATACGCAAGTATAATCAGGTAAAGTTATTAAATCACAAGGTGTAGTTCCATTTTGTGCAGCCATATTACAAGCAGACTGTGGAGAAGAAAAACCATTTGCAACGCTAAAATATCCAGTACCATCAAGAGGATCAACGCATATTACACTAATACCATCAGCATCAAGTACACAGTTAAAGCTTTCAGGCGTTGGCTCTGTACACCTTATAGATGCTTCTACAGGAGTTCCACAACCATTACTATCTTGAATAAGTACTCTAAACGTAGGTATAGAATTACTATTATTAGCAAAACTAGCAGCTTGAGCAGCAGTAAAACTAATATTACTTAAAAGTATTGTTGAGGTAATATTATATTGTTGACCAGCTATATTTGCACCGTTAACTAACACAGAACTAGTTATATCTTGATACGCGTTAGGCGCTTGATTTAAAACATCATCTATAGCGTGTACCCAAATAATTTCAAAAGTATCTGCTTGATTTGGTTGACCATAACCATTGTTAGGTACTGAAAGAGTAAAAGTACCAGTACCTCCGGATGTTATAGTAGTATGATCTGTACAATCGCTAGCTATAAACTCTTGAGTAACAGTAGTTGTTGCACCAAAGTTTTGTTCTTGACAAGCTGGTATTTGCGTGCACAATACTTCTCTTTGGTAAGAGTAACCACATTTTGTTCCTGAACCAGTTTCATATATATTAATTACATAATCTTGAGGACCAAATAAACCTGTAAAGCTAACGCTTTGTGGGTTTGATTGAGATATTGTTGCTGTTTGTAGCACATTACCAAACAAATCTTGAAGTTCAACCGCAAGATCATGTATAAGTATTTGACCAACAGAAACTCCTATTTCACCATTAGTACAATTATTTGTACTATCAGCATTTATAACGTTAATTTGTACTTGACCAAAGTAGTTTTGATAATTACAAGGTCCTGATTGACAATTTTGATCACATTGATCTTGAGCGTTGATATATCCAGCGGCAACAGCTCCACTATCTGTATATTGTCCTGTACCATCTCCTGGATCATAACAAGTGTATGGCGCAATAGTTTGAGTAGTTCCATCTGGTAACGTTATTGTTGTTCCTGTAATACCTGAACAATCATAAGTAACAGGTATAGGTGGAATATTATATTGACAACTACAGTCAGGCGTATTAGCAGCAGGATAATAATTACTAGCGGCACCTAAAGAAGGTCCACCGTAATCAGTATTAACGCTCCAATTAGAAGGTCTAAATCTTGTTGTGTATAAATCAGTTGTAATACCATCGTCCATACAACCAAGTATAACTGGTGTAGGTTCTGCTATATTTTGACAGGTATAAGCGTATGCTAAACCTTCATCACAACATAAACTATCATTTACACACTCGCAATAAGTAGAGTAACTACCACTACCATCACCAGGATCAACACATTGACCACTAATACACTCGTAAGTTTCTTGATTAGCACCACAAACAGCTTCACAAGCTGATAATGTAGGATATTGACCATTTGGATCTTGTCTTTCTTGACACGAAAAACCAGCACCACTACAAGGTATTGCATGCATATGACCAATGCTAACCGCACCAATAATACCATAATCTGTAATTCTAGATCCAAAATCTGTTACACCAGTATTATATAAAATTTCGCCTATGGAAATTAGTTCAGATTTAAAATCAGCCCAAGACATGCCATTGTAAAAATTACCGCTATAGTTAGTTGAAAAATAATTTATTGTTTCTTGTGCTGTTAAAAAATACGTTACATTTCCAGCTGCAGACGCATGTTTAAGAGGTAAAGGCGTTGCATACCAACCATCTTCCATATTAATTCCGTTTATAAAATAAAAATGCTCGCGAGCATATTGCATGATCTGGAAACCTGGATTTAAAGATGGATAACCCGCTATTGCAACACCTTGAATTTCATGATAGTCATCCCAAAATTTTAATGTTGGATTTTGCCAAAAATATTCCCAAATTTGATTTATTACATCTTCAAGAGCAGCCTCATTTCCACTCGGGCCTATTGTTCCAGTAAATACTTGTCCACTAGCTTGTTGATAATGTGGGGTTTGATTAGGAAGCGCACCTAAACCAAGACTATCATAAATTGGATTCCAAACTATGTTTCCATTTGGATTATTGCTAGAGACAGTAATTGGAGCGCCTTGTTCAGGATTGTTAAGATCTAATCCATTATAACCATTAAAACCAGGACAAGCCCTACAATCATAAGAGGTATAACCACCACTAATTATAGTTACCTCTTCAGTTCTATCTATACCTTGGTATGAAAACTCTCTTGTGTCTATGTTACCAGCTTTACCATCATCTAACCACTCAGTAGTTACACCTTTTATTTGTGAAAACCATTTACCTTCTTTTTCTCTAAACTCTTGCATACTACCTTCCTGCAAGTTAGTTAACATATTACTCACATACCAACCAGTATGCAAGTAGTTATCCCAATATTCACCAGAGTTTTCTGTATCAGGCGTTACTCTTGACTGTGTACCTTCGTAATTTAAAGTATTAAAGCTTTTAACTATTTCAGGTGATTCATTAAACAACACTTCTATACTAGAATCATATTGATCACCATAAAAATTATTTCTTGGCTGAGACTCTACGTGATGCTCGTGTAGATGTCCACCTTTAAACGTATAATATGTATTATTTAAACTAACACCGCTTTCTTGTGCCCATGATTTAAAACTTGTCCAACCTTTTGATCTTTCAGAAAAACTTACAGTTAAATCATAATTACCACTAGTATTTGTGTACGTTGAAACAGGATCAGGTTGAGTACCAAGAGCAACGTGAGTTTGCCAACCGCTAGGATTAGGTCCAAACAAAGATACTACGTCTACAAAAGCAGGCTCTGGATTAACAGTTAGTATTAGTTGACTAAAATTAGGAGTAACAGCAGTTACTACTGTATTAGGTGCTAAACTAGGACCGTTTAAAACCATACCAACAGCAACGCTTTGTTGTATAGAAGTTATTATACGACCAGTTGGTACATCATAATTACCACCACACCCACAGTTTTCGCTTTCTATTTCAACCATAAAGTTATCAATAACTTGTACAGGTTGTGCTATAGGATATTCGTTGTGATCTAAAGTTAAATTATACTCGTCTTTCTTTTCATCATAACTACCAATTAATCTATTAGCTAATTTTAAATTATCAGAGAACCAGTCACCCATACCAGCATCAGATATAGGAGTTATACCATCTTGTGATAATCTTAATACTTGACCTCTAACTTTATCTGTAAAATAAGCTCTATATGACTCATTAACAAAAGACTCTGGATTTTTTGATATACCAAATTCACCAGCATAAGGTATTGTTTGACCTAATACTCTGTCAGTAGCAGTAACATTACTATTACCATCAGCATTAAATAAAGCATCTTTATTAGCTAGTATTTTAAATACTTTATCTTCACAAAGCGTAACTAAATTTGTATTTCTAGCATATAACTTTTGTATTGTGCCGTAAGAAGGGTTTAAATCTTTTGTAATTTTTTCTGCTTGTATAAATTGATTTAAATTATTTACTCCAGACATCGAATTATAAATACCTGAATAAATTAAACCACTACCTCTTCTTTCTTCTTCGTATGGCTCTTCTAACGTAGTAGATGCTTTTGGTCCATTATCTATAGTAACTTGATTAAAGTCATCACGTATTCTATCAGACTCAACACCGTTACCAAATGAATAACAGTTATGCCAAGGTAATGTAACTTTGTAATTGTGTAAATTTCTATCTAATTCTATTTCGCCTGTAAAAGCATTTACGTTTAACACGCTAGTTTCTGTTTTACCACCATCAGCTCTTACAAAAGTTAATATATCACCAACTAAAGGTAACGAAGCATTTGCGTTGCTACTTACGCTTAAAGGCTCTCCATCAATATTACACAATGTTAATACGTTGTCTACTATGCTTTGAACTCTAATATCTATAGCAGGTCCTCCAGTAACACTAGTGTCTGTAGATAAAACTTTTAAAGCTCCACTAGGATTAGTGTTTGGATTTGGATCATAACAAGTAACTTTACTATTATAACGAGCTAAATCAAAAGATCTATGTACTGGCCCTACAAACTGTTCACCTGTTCTTTCATTTAGTTCTATTGGATATATTTGACCAACTTCGTAGTATATATTTAAATCAACACTTTCTTTTGGCTCTGTTTCAAATATAGCTGGATTTGTACTAGAATATTTTTCGGTATCATCAGTAACATAAGGTGATACAATTTGCCAAGTACAACTACCTGGATATTTAGATGGACCAGCCGCACCTGCAGAAGTATCTTTAGTTGGACCAGAAGGAACAACTACACCGTTTATAGAATATCCAGAATAAACACCATCAGAACGTATACCTGGTGCTGGTGTTGATGGTAAGGCTGCGCCAGTTTTTAATACGCTATTACTATCAAAATGTGGTGGTAAATAAGGATCGTTAGTAGGTAAATACATAGATCCTTTTTCACCTAAGCCCGATCCATCTTCATAAGCCTCGGCAACAATCATATATCTTCTTCTTCTGTTTATACCTTTCCACCAATCTTTTACATACATTGGCCAAAAGCCATGTGCTCGACTAAAATCAGTTGGTTTTGTAACCTGACTAGGAGCTTGGTCCCAACCACCACAACTATTAGCTTCATTGTTTATCGGATTCATTATTCTATCAACCCAAGAGCTACCAGATGAATTATTTGTTTTAAAAGACATACCAACATTTGTTATGCTTTTACCTATCTCTTGACTGTATCTCCAGTTTACTTGATCTTGACCTGTACCAGTTGCGTCTGAATAAAAATTATATTCTGTAAAATAAACAGGATCTGTAGCGTTACTATGACCTTTAATACCACCTGAAACCCACCAGCCTGTGTCTACTTTATTAGGAGAAGTAGAAGAATAGTACAAAGAAATATAATCACACCAATCACCAACTCTACAATAATTGTAAAGACCAATACCTGGTTTAGAGTCAATTGTATCAACAGTTCTAAAATTAATATCTATTTCTCTTTGTGTTATACCCCAAGCTGTTAAATCTGCAGGATCAGGTACTATTGTTTTATATAATCTTTGATCAGGATCTTCTGACCATCTCCAAACAGTATTAGGCGTAGTTAAAAAATTTATAAACACAATATCTTCAACGTGTTTAGCTAAAGTAGGATCTACATAATCAAAATGTAAAACTAAATCAGCCATAGTATCACCTTCGCCTGGCGCGTCTTTTCCATTTTCATCTGTACCATCAAGATCTTCACCAACTCCAGAGTGAGATATTGTTATTATACCAGTGCCTTGATAACTATTAACACCACCAACTAAACCACTATGATCTGGATTTGAACCACCAGCATTAGCATGACCATCAATACCTAAAGACTGTATTATCTCGCCACCATTACTAGCTAAATTACCAAAATTAGCTTGGTCTTGTAAATAACCATTTAAACCTGTTCTAAGAACTGTTTGGTTTATATAATCTGCAGCTCCATTTATATTGTTAGCCGATGCAAAAGCATTAAAATCACTAGCAAAAGGTCTAGATCTTACACCATTTGGATCTATTAAATAGTCTGGCTCTCCATTAGGACCTGTGCCTTTATAAGAAGGACCGTTTGTAGTAAAACCAAAATTATTAACACCGTACAAATAACTACGAGTGTGAGATGTTTCTGAAGTAGCAGTACCCATAACTACAGGCATGAGATACCTGTTCATAGCATTAGTTTGCCCGTTTTGGCTAGAAAACCAATTGTGCTTTGGAAACCATGTTAAAGATGATGACTGATGGAAATGATTACTAGTCGTGCTATTAGCAAAATCTTTTGCTAACCAAGGATCTTGATTTTTTACTTTAAAATAATGTTCTGTAGTTTTAAATCTTCTAAACCCTTCAACTCTATCAATAAACCAACCTGATGAATTAGCATCTCCATCGGCTAAATTATGACTAGCTTTACCCCAAAATTCTTGACCTCCACGCGCATGTCCAGAGTTATCATAATTTGATTCTTCTTGATTTTCAGAAATATGTATGGCTGTTCTTTTACCTGTTACACCAAAAAAATGAGCTTGGCCGCTTTTTGAAAAGTCAGAATCAGGATTTATATATTGCACTCGTCTAGATGATATAACCTGCCAATCAAGCGCACTTGATATATTTTTTATTAAACTTTGTTCTAGCTGACTATCTCTTTTTATTTTAACAAAAAATCTACCGTCGAACTCTGGTTTGTTTTCAACTATTCTTCTTCTTAGCTCAACGCTACCACCACCAGTGTAAGTGTTTATAGTACCATCTGAAGATAATACTTGAACATCTGATTCAAACTTTTTAAATATATCAAATCTATAATCTGCTGTTTGATCTTTAACGCCTTTTATTCTATACCAATTACTAGCAAAATTACTACCACTAGAAGCTGTACCAATAAATCTAATATCAAAATCTTTTAATGGCGCTGGATCTGTTGCTGGGTTAGTTGGATCAAGATTTAGTATTTGAGTCCAACCAGAATTATTTACTAAAGTTTTATCTATAGTAACAAACTTACCATCTAACTCTGGGAAACCAGTAGCACCAGCTCCACCAATATCAAAAGGTGAAGATGTTTTCGTGTCAACTAAAACAGGTTGTTGAAGATTAGTTGTTTTAATAAATAAAGGCGCTTCGTTTTCTATAGCTATTACTTTATATCTAGCTGGAGAATTAACAAAAACATCTGTATCATGCTCTTTTTTAAGTATTAAAAATGTTTCTTCATCTATTTTATTTCTTTCAGACGAAGGAAAACTAACCCATATATTACCATCTTCAGCGTTATACCAACGATCCATTGCTAAGTTATAATATTCACTTGATGTTTCTTTAACAAAAAATTTATATGATTTAGCCCACTCAGGATGTGTGTTATATAATTGTGCTTCTAATTTATTTTTTTTATCTGCAACTACTTTTTCTATGTATAAAGAAGCTTTATCTATTGTGCTATTAGAAAACACAGGTGTTTCTCTACCATACTCATCGATATAAGCAACGCCTAATTGATATGTTCTTAATGTTTTTACAGATCTAGTAGGAGAATAATAATTTTCATTATTATAAAAAGCATCTATTTGTTCAGGTAATAAATTAGGCGTCATAATACTATTTGAACTAACAGAAGTTTTTATATCAACAGATATTTTTGATTGTGGATCTAATTCACCAAAATTAAACTCACTATAGTATTGTAACGCTTTTGAGTTAACAGCAAATCTATTAAACATGTTATAGTTTTGCAAGTAGTTACCATATACCAACCTGTTACCAACAACTTCTTGCGCTAAAGCTACTCTTGGCACATTATCATATGGCCTTAATAATTGATTAGCAGGTAGAATAGCATGTATCATTTCTGATGTTATCCTAGTCCAACCTCTAGTAAATTGACTAGAAACTAAACCATTAGCAGTACCTGTCGCTCTTGGACCTACAGCGTTCCATTCACTATAATTAGCAGTAGCATCATCTAAACTTAATATATTATTAGACCAAGGTTCAAACCCTGGTACCCAATCATTTTCTAAACGTTTTATAGTTTTTACTGTATATATGTTTGGTGAGTTTGACTCTTTGTAAAGTATATCTACAGATATAACATCATCTGGTATAGACTGTCCGTGTACAAAATCTTTTATAGCTAAAAATCTTAAGTTGTTAACCATACCTAAATTATAACCTTCTTTTGGTAAATAATCAAACTCTTGTGGTAAAAACGCTACTTGAGAAAAAGGTGAAAACGAAGAATATTCGCCATCTTCGTATTTATATCTTATACCAAATCTAGGAAATTTAAATTGAAATAAAGGCTCTGCTTGTTCTAACTCTACATACCACTCACTATTTGCAGATATTAAATTTTTATCCCCAGACAATATTTTTAATATAGCAGCACCAGTGGTTATATCATATGTTGTTATTTCTGCTCTAACATATTTTGTTTTTTCCGACTGTAGCAAATATGAAGTAGAAGCTGAAGATTCATCGCTGTATATATTTATTATATCGCCAATTATAAAGTCTGGAAAACCAACTAAAGCACCAGCCGATATAAAGTTTAAACTATAATTTTGTATTGGATCATTATTAGTATCAAAAAAAGCATCTGTAGAATTAAAACTACCAGTTATATTTAAAGCGTAGCTAGCTCCAAATTGAGTTTGTAATTGACCTTGCTCTTCTCTAAGTTTGTTACGCATTTCTAAAACAGGTGGAGCAGGCGGGCTTTTCTTTATAACAGTTATATGCTCGTGTGTTAGATCACCTTTAGGATAATAATCTATACTAGCATTGTTAGTTGATATATCTCTTACGTATAATTGTGTTTGGCTTGTAAAATCAGACGTTCCTAATTTACATCTATCAATATGTATTCTTTTTGGCTCTGAATAATTATCAGTCCAAAATAACATATTTTCTATAATGTTAATACCTGTAATTGTAAATGCTCTATCGAAATTTAATACTCTACCGCTTTCATTTCCCGGTATAGTTCCTGCAGGAAACAGGTCTACAACAACGGGTGTTGTTGTTTGTGTTTTATAATCATACTCAGCTATTATATCAGAAGTTCTACCAGCTAACATCCAATATATTTTATCGTGCTGTTCATTAACCACGCTACCAACACAATAAAATTCACCAGTATTATTAGGATCAATTGTTATTAGTGACATGTTTAAATTACCCATAACTGTTTGCACAGTACCCATATCAGAAGTATCTGACGTAGCAACTTCTATGTTTAACGCATCTCTATATTCACCGTTAGGTACTAGTCTCTCATCAAGGTCTTTGTTCATACGACCTAATGAAAATCTATGATTCAGATTTGGCATATTATATTAATGTTTAATTTGTTTCGACTTACCTCTAAATATTTGAGTAATTTCTTCTATTTTAATATTAGATAATCTTAATTTTGCTTTTCTTGTTTCAGCAAATCTTTCTTTTTTATATCTTTGTATTACATATTCTGGTATATTTCTTCTAGTAGATAATAAACCATACATAATCCATTTGTACAAAGCTTCTTCAGCTAGCTTATGTACTTGCATCTCGTGATCTGTTCCTAAACTATCACTTATATATTTTAATATCACAGTCTTTCCAGATAAATTAGAACTAAAATGTATTCTTCCTGCATGACAGTCTATATAATAAGATCCATTTATTTGAGCATGTTGAGGATCTAGCCCAAACCTTTTACCTTCGTTAGGCCAATATATATCGTTTTGATAATCTTGATAATCACTTGTGTTGTTTTCTGAAGGCTCGTGAGTTTTGTAATTGTTCCAAGCCGTAGAATTTTCATTGTAAATTAAATCTTCAGAGTCTGGTATTCTATCATCGTTTGTAGTACTACTATAAGTACCATCAGCATCTTGTTGTATAGATCTTGGATTACTAGTTTTTGAAGTTGGATATATTATGTGTTCTATGCCAGCACTATCAACAGTAGTAAGTTTTACATAATTAACATAATCATGAGGCAATTGCATTGTTAAATATGGTGGTATAATTATTTCTTGTGATTTACAAGATTTAAAAGTATCAAAACTTAATTCTGCTAATGCTCTTTGTGCGTGAAAAGCTACATCTGTTCTTTGTGCTTTTGGTATAAGTTTATCTTCACCAACGTGAGTAAACATAAAGTTATTTATTATTTCACTTAATGGCATAAATTGATAACTACCTAACCTAGTGTTTGGATCATCTTGATTAAAAACTAAAGTTATAGTTGCACCAGCAACATCAGGACCGCTATAATATTGACGATCAAAATCAACGTACCAAACAGATGTTGGTGCAGGAGCAAACTTTATAAGATAATTATTGTAAACAGCATTATTTACATCTTGGTACGTAGGCGAAACAAAAGTTCCATTAACATACAGTTTATAAGATCCAGGTAAAGCTAAGTTTGGATCGTTTGGATCAGCTGCTATATCATTATATACAAGTGATATATCATGATTAGCGGCTTGTATTGTACTGCTAACTACTGAACTAAAACCAGTAAAAGTGTATTTACCTCCATAATATCTTGCTTGTGAATATTGATGTTCTAATAATGCCATTTATTACATTTTTTGTTGTTGTATTCTTTTTATATCTTCTGAATCTGCTATTTGTACTAAACCTGGTTTGTTTAGTATTATACCTGCTAATTCTAAAATTTTATTAACAAGATTAGTTTCTTCACTAATATGTAGTTCAAAGTTTCTAGCTCTAGCAGCATTATATAAAGCTCTTTCGTTTACTACTACATAACCCCACTCTACTTTACTAGGAACTCTAATCATATTAGCAGATACTACGCCCTCTTCTCGAGGTGTAGTGTCATCTATTAGTGTAGGTGTAAAAACTTGTACTTGATATTGTGCGCCCAAAGCAGACATTGTATAAACAGGTCTATCTATTGTTGGGTGTAATATTCTCGAGTTCATTATTACTTGAAAATCTTTTTGAGATATTTTTTCACAGTTAACAGCTCTTTCACCTATAGTTAAAAATACATTTTCTACTCTATAAATATCTACAGGCTCAAGTTGGTTTGGAACAAGTATTATAGGTGTAAACTGATTTTGGACTAATTCTTCTGTAACACTAAATATATCAATTTTTTCTTCTAATATATCATCTGGATCAGAATGACTAAGATCATTACCAGCAGCTCTTTCAGTTTGACCTCTATCGTAAAAGTATTGCTCGAATATAGCCATTTGAGCTTGATTAGCCATTAAATTAAACTCTATAGGTGTTATATAACCTCTTTGTTCTTTATTAGCCGCGGCTAAAACTCTTTGATATACTGTGTCTACACTTACCGCCATAATTATTTTGTTTTATAAGGAAAAGCTTTGTTTAACGCTTGTTGTCTTTTTTTACAACCACAATCTTTTTTACCCATAGCCTTAGCACCTATTTGTGCTAAACTATGAATACCAGTAGCATGAGTAAACTTTGCTATGGTATCGCCTAAACCTCTTGAAGGTTGACCGTAATTTCTTAATGTTCTACTCATATTGTATTTTTTAAAAAGGTTACCCCGAAGGGTAACCATAAATGATTATTTTAATCTTTTTTCTATACTAGCATAAACCTCCATGCCTTCATCAGTTTTAAACCAATGTGCTAAAGCAGTGTATGGATGCTCATCAAATGGAACTGTCATTATAGGTCTATTATTAGTACCCCATAAAAAGTTTCTTTGATCTTGAGATAATTTTATAATATTAAGCTCAGTTGCTCTTATACCAAAGTTTCTAAGTTGAACATTTTCATCTGTAGCTAACTCTAAGAATAAAGCAGGATTATTACGAGCAAATACTAATAAATCTCTTTTAAGTTCTTTAGAACTCATCTTAGATACACTAGAACCTTTTTCTACACGCATAATAGCTTCTGCCATATCTACATCCATATCTCTAGCTGCCATTAACGCATCAACTTCTAACTCTAATATTTCTATTTCATCTTCAGCTACAACTTCTGGTTGATGCTCATAAAAAACAACGTCTTTATGTGGATGATATAAAGATAATAATTTTTGAAGTGTTGTTTTGCTTTTTTCTACAAATAAAGCGCCATTTCTAAAAACAACATGCTCTAGTCTTTGATCACCTTGCATTTCATCTACAAAAGGAGTTTTTTGATTTTGACAATATTTAAGTTCTCTTTCATAACCTTTTTCTTCGTCAAAATAATAAATACCATTTGTTTTTAACATATAAGATATAGGTTTTCTTTGAGACTTTAAATAATAAACTCTATCTTTTATTTCCCAAGTTGGTTTCTTAGGTTCAGTTTTAGGTTTTGGTGTTTCAACAACTGGTGTTTCAACAACAGGTACCTCTACCTTTTCAGTTTTTTGTTTTTTTGCCATAATATAATATATAATAAAATTAGTAAAAAAGCCGAGGCCGAAGCCTCGACTTAATAATGATTTACTTCAATAACATAAAGTTGTTAGCACCTTGAGTGATTAAACATCTTTCAGTTAAGAAATGTAATTGCATAATGTCTAATGCAGAAGTAGCAGCACCAACAGAACCAGTAACCCAAGTCTTCATTCTTCGGTCATCAGTTTGTGAAGCTCTATATCTAACATGTAAGAAAGGTCTCTTCATGCTTTGTCCAACAGTTTGATCATAAACTGAAGAAGTACCAGCAGGAATCATGACACCTCTAATTGCATTTGCACCAGCAGCATCGTTAATACCACCTCTTGTAGCTTTGTCATTTAAGTATCTGAAATCAGATTTATAGAAGTCATAAGAACCTCTTCTGAAACCAGTAAAACCTAAATTTAATGCCATATCTTCAGAGTTGTCAAATACTCCGTAAGAAGTACCACCAGCTCCGTAAGAGTTCATTGAAGCTAACATATCGTCCATAGCTAAGCTAGTTGATCTGTTAACAAACATCATGTACTCTTCAATAGCTCCTTGCTTATCAAACTCAGCAAGTATTGCATCAAACTCAGCTAAATCAGTAGCAGGGTTAATACCAGAAACACCAGTAGTAACATTACCTCTTGATTCAATAGCAGCAAATAAACCTTGCGTACCTGAACTATCAGCATTAGCAGTTAAGAAGTCTGCAACATCATCTGTACCAGAAACACCTAGTTCACCTTCTAACATTGCCATTTCAATGTAGTCAGTAAATCTAGCTCTAGTATCAGCTTCAGCTTTTAAGTACCATAAGTAACCTGATTGACCAGATTCAGTAGATACTTCAACCCAACCAATTCTAGATGCATCAGAACCATTAACCTCGTAGTAATCTTTCATTATAATTGGTTTATTATTGAAAGTATTAAAAGTAGGCTCGTTAGCTCCTCTACGTTCTGTAGCAGCAGCTGCAGCTGAATTATAACTACTTCCTTTTGCAAATTCAGAACCATAAACTAATAAAGTTCCTGTAGTTGCAGTAAGTGTAGTACAGTCAGCAACACCATAAGGCTCAACACTAAGCGCGTCACCATTAACGTGTACTACTAAAGCTTTTAATACAGCTTGATCAGTAGCTAAAATAACAGTATCATTAACTCTTACACCATGAGAAGAAGCAGTATAAGTAGCGTTAGTATCAATATGATCGTTAATAGTAATTAAACCACCGTTTGTTGCATTACCACCATTAACAGTAGTAACAGTCATCGTATAAGATAAATGTAATCTACCTTGCTCTGACCAAATAACCTGATCAGCAGTCATTGGCTCTTCAGCACCAACCTGTGCTAAGAAACCTGAAATTGTTCTTGGACCGAAAACCTCAGCCTCTTTTTCCATTAAATCTGGAACGTATTGTTGACCCCAACCAGCATTAGTTGAAAGGTCTAGGTAATTTGAAGCAGTAGCTTGCTGGATTATACCAGGAGTACTGTTTAACAAACCACCAGGATTTGAAATTGCCATAATTTTTTATTTTAAATTGTTATCGTTTGTTTTTAATTTTAAATTTAAAATCATTAGAGTTACTACCTAAAACTCTTACCTTCGTGCCTCCAATATTAACTTCACCATGAGCTTGTCGTGGTTGCATATTAACATTTTTAGCTTTGGCAACACTTGTTTTCATAGCATCTGCTTTACCTTGCTCGTAAAAATGCTTAGCAATAGCATCTGCGTTCATAGCTGTATATAAGGCTTTGTGATATCCAGCCGCGTCTGACATTTGGTTATTTTCATCAAGAAACTTTCCTATGAATTTACCAATATCATCTTGACTGCTCTTTACCTTTTCTACATCTTTAACATTAAATCTATATTTTTTATCTCCAACACTATATTCAAAGCCTTTAAATTTATTATTAAAAACTTGATTTGTTTTCTTTAAAAAATTAGATTTAGTTGCCTCAAGAGTTTTTTGTTGCTCTTTTGATTCCTTGTTGTATCTATTAAAAAAATCCCAAGCCTTTTGTTGTTCCGGAGTCAACTTTGACCCAGCTTTGATTTCTTCATAGTATCTGGACTTTTGCCCGTCCAAGTGGCTTCTAGCACTGGCAACTTGCTCTTTAAATGCTAGTTTTTTTCTTCGTATTTCTCTATCAGTATCTTCTTCTTCGTCTACTTTAAAAGTATCTTCCATTAAGAAGTTTATTTCATCATTAGTTAAATGTGGTTTTGTCTGCTTATAATATTCAAACACAACATCGTTATCATCTAACTTACTATAATCTTGATTAAGTTTTACGTAATCGTTTATATCACCACCAGTATCTTCCATAAAGTCTACTAACTTTTGTATGTTTTCTGGTAATGGTTTACCTGTTGCTTCTGCTTCAGCTATAGCTTCTTCAACTTTTTCTTCTACTTCTGCTACTTGCTCTTCAACAGCGTCTTCAGTTACTTCTTCTAATACTGTTGTTTCTTCTTGTGCTTCAGCTTCCGGTTGTATTTCTTTTTGTTCTTGTGTGGGCTCGGCATTTTCAGGCTCTGCAACCACTCCGCTGTCGTCAGCGTTATCTTCTTTAGTTTCATTTTCTTCTTGGTTTATTGGTTTATCTAAATCTATTTTTATAACATCTGGATCATCAGCTGACATAAATTTACTTTCATCAACTTGTTCAGTTGTGTCTTGTGTAGTTTCTTCAACTACGTTTTCATTTTTTTCTTCCATAATATAATATAATAATAATTAATAAGTTTACTTAGGATCAAACACACCTAAATCAAATCCGCCTCCTAGTATATCATTACCTGAAGACTCAAAGTTTTTAGGTGGTTTACCTGTTTTTCTTTGATCAATTAACTCGCTTTGTTGAGTTGCTTGAATTTTTGTTCTTTGATCTTTACGATCTTCTTTTTCTTTTTCTAAAGATTTTTTACCATTTACTTCTAAACCTTTAAGCTGCATGTTCATTTCAAACTCTAACATCATTAGCTCTTTTTTATACTCAACTTCTTGTTGCATTTTTTGTGCTTCAATTTGAGCTTTCATTTGTTCAACTTGAGCTTCTGCTTGAACTTTAGCTTGGTTTTTTTCTATTTCTGCTTGTGCAGCCATTTGTTGAGCTTGACCATTAGCTTGTGCTTGTGCTTGTATATTTTGCTGTTGCATAGCTTGGTCTCTAGCTATTTTCTTTTTTCTTCTTATTTTTAATAATTGATTTGCTAACTTAACACTTTTTATTTCTCTAAGATCAATAGCATCTTCTAACTCTATGTTTTGTTGTTGTAATGCCATTTGAATATTATTCTCAAGCATTTGTTTTTCTTCTTCATCTGGTGATAACTCTAAAAATATACCAAAGTCATATAAATGTAAACTTGACATTTCTTCAAGCGTTGCAACGTTATGTGCACCTATTGCTTGTATAAAAGCTTCTTTTGTTGGTGAGTATTCTATAATATCAGATATTCTAAGTGATAAACACTCTGCTATTTCTGAAGTTATAAATAAACCAGCTTGCAATATATGTCTTGTAGCTGTATTACTATTTGCTGCTGCTAATTTTTGTACACCAACCAAAGCATTTTTATCTGGCATACTACCATCTCTAGCTTCATTTAAACCTGTTACATCTCTAATCATTTGCAAGTAATAATTATAATTAGCTATTAATACTTGCATTTTATTACCACCGCTACCACTAGTTATTTCTTGTATTGGTACTTTACCAGGATTCATATCACCGTCTTGTGTAAACGATCTACCAATAACACTACCTGTTTGGAAGAACATGTTTAAAGCTTCTTGTGGATTATAATTTGTACCATTACCTAAGTCTATTTCAGCTAAACCATCAGCATCTAAATAAACACCATCTGGCACCATACGTGACATTACCTGCTGTAGCTTTAAATGAGTAAGCTGTATCATATCAGCAAAACCAGTTATACGATTAACTAATGAATCAATTTTACCTTCGTACATACGTGGAGCTACGATACTATAGTTCATTTTAACTTTAGTAAAATCACTTTTAGGTCTCATCATATTTTTAGACATTTCCCACTTAAGTAATTTATTAGTACCTAATATTAAAGCACCTTCATAAAGAGTTTCTATAGATCTTAATAGTTTACCAAAACCACCTTCCATATTTTCTGGTGGATCAAACTGATCATCTTTAGGTATTATTTTATCTGCACCAGTACCTGTTTCTTTTATTTTATATACTTCGTTCATATAAGTTTTATAATTAAAATATAAAACTTGTATTGTATTATTATCTTCTTTCTTTTTATCGTAACGAGTATTATAATTATTTCTATTATAATTTTTGTTATTCATTATGTCTTCAAGATCTTCATGTTCTAAATGAGGAAATTGTTTTGCAAGCTCGTTAACAGGTATTGACTTCACTTCACCAACATAATATATATCATCAAAATACGGTGAGTCTGTATATGAATAAACTAAATCAGCTGGATCAACATATTCTATAGTTACACCTTCAGATGTTGTAAAGTTAGTTTTAGCAGCACCTATACCTAATACAGTTAAATCATAATAAAAACGTTTTTTAGTTAACTCGTATTTATTACCTTCCATTAAAACTTTTAAAGCTTGTTCTTCTGCTAGCTCAACAGCTTGCTTATAACTAAGCTGCATATGTAAATCTAACTCTTCTTGAGACTCTGGTAACGTTTCTTTATCGTTTTCATAAAGATTCATATTCATAGTTTGCATAGCTGTATCATTGAACTCTCTAGTCTCCATGTCTCTCATTATTGATTCCATGTATTCTGTTCTTTTAGCAATACCATGTGGATCTTGAGAATAAGCTTTTATATCATATGTTCTTTCAGCAATACCATTTACAACTATATCTACAAACTTTGCTATTATAGGTACTGGCGTCCAGTCTAAATTTAAATAAGATAAATCACCGTTAATAGATAATTCATCTTTATATTTTTGTATCGACTGCTCACCTCTAGCATAAAGTCTTAGTTTATGAAACTCATTACGAGTATTCATGTATCTATTTAAGCTAGCATCATCATTAAACCACTCGTGCTCTATAGCTTTAGCGACTTTTAAACCATAGTCATAACTTAGCTTTTCAGCATCGCTTACAACTTGGCTAGGAAAATAACTTTTGTTAGAATATGCCATATTTATTCTTTGATTATTTGAGACATATTTCCATTGTTAGAATATCTAGAAATATGTATATTTAATTTTGGTTTTTCAATTTTAACGTTTGGTGCATACAAGTGTCTATTACAAGCCATTATAGCTAATCCACTACTTATAGTAGCATCAAACTTTGTTCTTTTATTTATATCAAACTTAGCCCAATCATTTAACAGTCTATTAAAATAAACATTACCAAATGTACCATCTTGTTTCATACCTACGTGATCTTGTATATACATTTCAATAGCAGCAGCATGAGCTTGTTTTATATCTTCACTAGAGTTTGGTATACCACCTATTTCTTTTTCAGCAACAGATAATTTGTTCCAAACTTTATCTGGCCTGTTCATACTAAAACCTCTGTAGCCTCTACGTCTTAAATAGTATAATAATCTAGGTTTATTGTTTTCTGCAAGTATTGGCATACCATAAAATACTAATGCCATTAATACATCTTCAAAAAATATTTCAGCCGTAGGTGGTCTTGACAAGTATTCTAAAAAGAAGCTGTTAGCAGGAGCGTCCTCCATACTGAACTTAGTTAGTCCGTGAAGTGCTCCTTTTGAACCTTCACCATCTACGGTCCCGGATATATCATATGAGTCACAACCAAAAGCACCCATATGCTCATTGCCAGGATATTTAATACCGTTTTTAATTACCACTCTATTTTGTAGTTGTTGTTTAGGTGTCCAACTTATTTTAAATCTACCTTTTGGATCTGGATAAAATATAACGCTAGTATCTTTAATACCACCAACCCAAGCAAAGTTACCTTGTGTTACACCTAAGCTACTACTTAATTCTTCGTTGTAATCTATTTGTTCGTATATTTTTACTAAGTTAAATATACTATTTTTTGTTTCATCTCTAAATGCATGCTCTTCAGTACGTGGAAACTGACGGTAAAATTCATTTAAAGCATCTTGATCATCTTTTAAACCATCAGCTTCATTTTGCCAATTGTCAATTACACCTACATCTATTAGTTCACCGTCTGGGGCGAAGACATCTGTGTCAGGTGTATTAAATACTGGAACTCCGTACTCATCAATAAATCCTTCGTAGTTCCATTCCATTGGGATAAACAAAGAGTATAAACCAGACTTTGTTTGGCCATTTCTATTTCTCT